CCGAACAAGTTGTTGAGATTAAACTTGCCTTTGCCCTTATCTTTTTCGGGCTTCCAGCTATAGCGCTGGTTAGCGGCCCACTGAGCTTCAAGTTCCGGGCTAGCTTCGGGGATGCGATTGAAGATACTTTTCTCGTCGCCAGCGGGGTTTAGACCGATCAGATTACTCAGCACAGCCCACTTACCGCCACGGAAGTTTTCACCGGAAGACCCGAGACCGCCGCCGTTCACCAAGTCGCGTGCAAGGGCACTGATTCCACCTTGCTGTAGGTCGTTTACAACCGCACCGAGCCCACGGATGTTTGTGCCCGGTTTAGCATAGGAGCCGCCCATGCCCCCGCCGTTGATCATATCAAAAGCATTTGTATAGCCCGCACCGGGACCACCGCCGTTGATACGATCCCAGAAGTTTTTGTACTGGCCGGGGGTAGATGCTACGGCTGCTTTGCTTCCGCCACCGCTCGAAGACCCTGACGAAGACCCCAAGTATTTCTGTAGGTTTGCAGGAATCGGCGTGCCCGTCTTAGCGTTGTCCATGGCAGCGTACATCGCCGAGGCTTTCTGGTTAGCCTCGTACCTGTCAGATTTAGCCGCCGCTTGGCCACTGTCTGCCGCACCGCCGCCAGCCATGTAATCCACAGGACCGCCTTCGGCTTTCTTTTTTGCCTTATCGTCTGCGGGTTTCTCGAACTTAACCGGGGCTTTGAAGCCGTAGTTCCATTCAGGGTCAACACCGTAGCGGTAGCCGGGAGGCGGCATAGACATACCGGGAGCAGGGGTAGCGGGAGCAGCAGGGCCAGAAGGTAGTGCGGCAATCCCTGAAGGGGCCATGGCGGTGGGCGCGTTGCGGCTAGCCAACCACGTTTGGAATGGGACATTAGGCCGCGCTTGCAGATATGCCTGTAGTTGCTGAAGGAACTCTGGAGCCATGATGTAACCCGTTACCCGTTGTTGCAGTATAATAGCACAATGTAGTGCATAAGTTCCATACGAAGTTTATGGAGCCTTGGTTATCTGGCCGACCCCACCCGTTGCAGCTAGTCCACCGACATTTGGTTCATTTGCTACGGCCACTTTGAGGTAGTAGTTACCGTCACGGAACACAGCTCCGGGCTCCAACCCTTGGTCATTATCCTGCAAAGCGGTGAAGACCGTGAATGTGTTACGACCCTGCCCGGGGTTCTGTATCTGCTGTTGGTACAGCGCGAACACGCGAGTGAGCTCCGACATATATCGGGGGTCGTATTCCTTTGGTGGTACTGGAAAGAGTGGGGCTGGGATATTACGAGAAGCCATGGTTACTACCCCAGTGTATAGCTATTAAGTTACTACGTGCTGCCCTTGCTTCTTCTACAGTGTTGAACCCTTTTGTATATATTTTTTTGCGGGCTACACTAACTTCTCCATACCAACGCTTACCCCGCAACCGTACACCAATATTGGTATGTTGTTGAATATTGCGCGCCTGAATAGTTGGGGATGCCCAGCGACAGTTACCCGGTACATACCCAGAGTTCGGCTGTATGCGGTCAAGTGTTTCATTACCGATAGGTTCACCCATATCGTATGCAAAAGTCTCATAATCGTGCCACGGTAGATGTACATAAATGCCCCGTGCACCATACCGCGAGTAGTCTTTATCTTTTTCGTTGTAGCAGCGCCGCATCATAGCCCTCCAAGTATTGTATGAGGACTTATTACTACCACCGTGCGTAGTAATGGATTCTACCGATAAGCACCCGCATGAGTGCGTATTCCCCGAGCTTAAGCTGCTACCCACCACACGTACTGTTGCCCCACAATCGCATACACATTCCCATAGGCGCTTACCATGTGAGCTGCGACCAATATCACATATAGCAACTAACCTGCCATACCTGACCCCGACCCTATCTACTTTTTTCGGCATATCTACCTCCTTGCGACAGAGTCTTTATCGCTATAATCATAGCATATGTCAACGGCGACCGTCTGTGCGTATGTCGAGGCGAGGTGCACCAAGACGCCATGTGGTACCGACCTCTGTGCTTGCCACCTTGAACGTGAAACTACGACCGCGCAGGCGCGTGAACACCTGATGCGTAAACTGTTCGACAGGATATGAGCTCGTCTTTGTGATTACGTTCGAGTTTGTCTGGCTAAAGTCTGCACCGGGGAAGTTCGACATACTGACGGTAAACGTGGCCTGCGGATTAACTGCTTCAGAGTTCCTGAACGTCAAGTCGGGGATCAGACGCCAGATAAACGCGAACGAGTCCCCATCCCCAAGGTCTTGCCCCGTGGATTCAATGTAGGCTGAGATGCCCACAGGGGGGTTTTGGCTCCCATCATCAGTTCCGACTTCGTGCAGGTATGTATAGCTATCGGCGGGCGATGCCGCGATAGGGTAGATACCAAGGTTCTTATGCGTCCATGCAGAACGCGCCATTGTCCCGAAGTACCAGATGCGCTGCTGGTAGTTATAGCAGACGTAGGAATCGTTATCGGTCGCGCCCTCAGTATTGCTTTGGTAGAACCACCAAACTTCCCCAAAGTTGATGTTGGCCCCGGCCACGACTTTCTGGGTCTGTGAAGTGTCGATACGGGAGAATATATAGTCTTTCACATCGCAGGGTATCTGCGTCACAGTGCCGTTATAGACGTAGAAATCGCCTTCCCCCATCCAGTACACAGCATCGTCCACAGCAATTGCAGCGTTAGGACTCGTGATAGAGATGTTGTCCGAGACCATCGTCAGGCCGAACGTAAACGGAGGGCCCAGATACTGTAGCGCGTGCACTGATGTATCAGTGATAACGAGTATCTGCTGCTTAGTTTCAACTGCGGTAATGATAGCGGAACCCGAACCGATACGGATAGACCCTGCACTGTTCGTAGGAAGTGACCTCCACTCCGTGAGGTCTTCGGCTTCGCTAAAGCGGATCAATAGTGGGTCTTGCGTACCAATGCTAAACTCGTCATCGCAGCCAAAAGCGAGCACGTGGCGGTCATTATCGCTTACCATAACCTGCTTTGCGATAGTCGGAGCTTTACCGTCAGTAGCCCCAGCCAAGGAGGACAGCTCTACGGCACGGGGATATGAGGTGTTCTTAACCCAGTAGTAGATGCCACCGTTACGCACGTTGAACAGCAGGTTCTCGCCGTAGTTGTCATGCCCCCACAGACGGAGCTGCGCACCCGGCGTGGTTGTCGTAGCAGGATCACCCCAACCTACACCACCCCAAACCCCTGCGCCCCACCCGGTACCTAGGATGGAAGTATCCAGACCCGTGTTGATTTGGTACTCCGCGAGAACCGTTCCGCCTCCAGTTACACCCCCTGCGGACGCTGACCCCCCAGTATCTATAGTATAAGTGTTTCCTGTCGGAGTCGTCAGGACTTGATGTTCTTTGTTTAGCTGCGCTGTGGTGATTCCATCTACCGCGGTAGCCCCGGAAAAAGTAACAAAGTCGCCCGGATAGCAGCCGTGGGCAACATCGGTAACAGTAACAATCCCCGACCCTGCGGATACAGTTGTGAAGGGGTCTGTAAGCGTAGGGCTAGGAAGCCGTAGAGGTGTGATGTCGTTGAGCGCGCCGCTGCCCGAAACATAGTATTTCAAGTTGGTGCCGAACCCGATGTATTCGTTGCCGTCGAGCGCCACCCATGGATGAATAGCACGGCAAGTGCCGAGCAGGGCGGCAGGGTTAAACTTCTGCCACCCACCAATTTTCTCTGGGTATCCTGCACGGAAACGGACTTTATCAGAGTCCCACCAGCCACCCTCGTTCGCATAAGCGGTGGTTTCGCGGTTTAGTCCCGGCTGGAACTGGAGCTTCATTAACGGCATAGCAGCCTCCTGTTGCCGGGATTATATCGCAAGAGGTTAGAGAGTCCAACCTTTGCGCTTGGCGATGGTGTAGATGGTCTCGTTCAGCGCACCGACAGCTCCCGCTGCGACCGTAACAAGGTCAGGATTACCCACAGCAATATCAGCAGCATTAGCGCCGAGGATAAGACCAACGCCATAACGGATAAGGATTCGAGCGATAGGAGCATACATCTTATTTCTTCCCGAAAAGCGCCAAGAGGGCGCGGATGATTACAACAACGAGCGACTCAGATTTTTCTTCTGTAAAGGTCGCCACGTGCATATCCGCAACGAGAACATCCTTAGTCAGAAACAGCTCAACTTCGGCGTCACGGCGAGCCATGAGACCCTTCACGACACGACCACCAGCTTTGTTCCACATATGAAACGCACCCGCTGCGGCGGACTTATTACCCGCATTAAGCTCGCGCAAGACGGTGGATTTATCAAACGCGCCCAAGCCAATGTTGTAGGACAACATCACGCAAGCACCGAACTCGTTTGCCGTCACTGGAACCTTGAGCAGCGATGCGACTTTCGCGGCAAAATTATCGAGGGTCTTGTGGAGCAACTCGTCTGCTTGCTCTTGTGTGATCGTCATGCCGTTGTGGGGTTCGATACCAACACCAGCGTTTGCAGTTGTGCCGTAGCCGATGGTCCAAATCCCAGCGATGTCTTGGTAGGCGGTTAGCTTGCAGCCTTCCCACCGCTTGATCAGCTCAATCGTGCGCTGGTTGACGATCACTTACGAATCTCCTTCTGGATTTCGTCCAATTTTTTTAGCACATCGCTGAAGCCTTGCTTGACCTCCTTGAACTCACGGTCATGGTTTTCTTTGACCAGTGCGTGTTCTGACTTCATCACGGCGATTTCAGTCGCATGACCCTGTGTTGTTTTGTAGTGCATCCACATGAATGCTATGATCGGCACGATGGCAAACTGGAGGACGAGCTTGGCAATCTCAAGCATATTGGGGTCTTGTTGCATCACCGCACCCCGTAGACGTAAACTGAACCTGCATCAAACGTAGACCCACCACTAATCGCACCCAACGTCACGGTAGTCGTGGCGGTTGAATATCCTGATAGGTCTTGGGTATTATTTGACAAGTTTGCCGGAAGGCTTTGACGAACCAAAAGTGGAACTGCAAGCCCAGTAGCAAGCGAAACCCAAACCATACCGTAAACAGCATCAGTTGCGGTAACACCACTGATCAAATCCGCAGTTCCAAACTTCAGTGTTTGGCTTGATCCGCTATTGTTGTGGCTGACCCCATTAAACACAAGCTGAAGCATTTTATAGCTGGTCAAGTCTAAGCCAGTCAGCGACTGGGACGAACCACTCGTCGTTGTCAGCGTCCCAAGCAACGTCATGCCGCCCACCACAGTCTGCGCCGTAATGGCCTGTTTGGTTTGCAACGGCGTCATCAGCTTATTGGCGTCAGTTCCGGCTTCGGCTTCGGATTGCGATGCCAAGATTGGGGCCAGCGTGGGGTTGCCCGCTACGCCGTCTCCGTTGGTCACAGTAAGCGATGAGTTTCCTGTGATGGTGCGGCCCGTGAACGTGTCCGCGGCGGTCTGCGTCATCAGACCATTGGTGTTGTAAGCAGCCAAAGCAGTCAGTGTGGCGTCTGTGGTTTGCTTAGCGTTCAATTGCGTTTGAATGGCCGAAGTGACACCAGAGACGTACCCAAGTTCAGTATCTGTTGTGGCGGACACCGCCAACTTACCCGAAGCGTTCGAGATAGCAGCGCGAGATGCCGTAAGGTCAGAGGACACAACTGTGGTGGCAGCGCCAGTGATTGTAGCTTGTGCTCCGAGGTTTGTCCGTGCCGTGGCAGCGTCTGATGCGCCTGTGCCACCATCAGCGATAGCGAGGTCAGTGATCCCGCTAATCGTGCCACCCGTGACGGTCACGCTGCTCATCGACAGGTAAGAAGTGAAGTCAAACACTGAGGCGGTTGCACCCGTGCCATTCGTGTAGATTAGCTTAGAGGTACCGTGGGCAATGTCCACCGTAGCGCCGCTGCCCTGATAGATCGTGACTGTATAGCCGCAGGTGTTCTTGAAGAAGTACAGCTTTGTCGCGTCTTGCGGAACGATGTTAACTTTAACCGCTGCACCCGGCGACCCTGTGAAGGTGATGATCATAAACTGTCCGGGAGACAGCGTTCCATCTGTGGTCGTTAGCTCGTAGGGGCTTGCTACGCTGTACCCCGCTAGGGATATGTCCGTGACACCATTAACGAGCCTGTCGATAATGTCGTAGTTTGTGTTAGCCGTAGTGCCCCAAGAGCCCGACTGTTCACCATTGCCCGGTTTCTGGATACCGCCACTGGAAGTATATGTGCTAGGCATCTTGTATCACCTCATACAGTGGTAGGGGACCAGATTGGGTTCTGGGCAGGAGTTACGTCACTATACCCTGTAGAAGTAGCTGGGACAACACCCACGTAACTAGGCGTCTGGTTAGGCGTTACGTTTGAGTACGCAGCCGAAGTGCTGGGGATCAGCGGGTTATAGTTCGGGTCTTGGCCGGGTACTACGACACCCCAAACAAGTGCATTTCCGACATAACCATAGGCGGATACGCCTGTGACGTATACGATACGGGAAATCTTAACAGTGACAGAACCGACTGCGCCTGTCGCCAACACGCCTGTGACTAGGACGTTTGCCACACCAATTACTGATGCGGAGCCCACTTGCCCAGTGGCGGCTACGCCTGTGACCGACACACGAGCCTTTGCGATTACGGTTACTGTGCCTACTGCACCAGTGGCAGCTACGCCTGTGACCGACACACGAGCCTTGGCGACAACAGTTGCAGTGCCGACTTGGCCTGTAGCTGCAACACCCGTGGGTAGAACTCGCGCCTTAGCGACAACGGTCGCAGTGCCAACCTGACCTGTGGCTGAAACGCCCGTGACCGGGGCTATCGCCTTGGCGACAACAGTCGCAGTGCCAACCTGACCTGCGGCTGAAACGCCCGTGATAGGGACAATGGCTTTTGCTACTACTGTAGCCGTGCCTACCTGACCTGTAGCTGCAACGCCCGTGGGTAGGACTTGTGCCTTGGCAACAACAGTGACCGAGCCTACCTGACCAGTTGCGGAAACTCCGACTAGGGAGACCCCAACAACTGCGGTTCCCACCTGACCTGTAGCGGCTACGCCTGTGACAGGTACAGCCGCCTTGGCTACGACTGTAGCTGTGCCAACTGAGCCTGTGGCAGCTACCCCAGTGACGCTAACAGATACACTGGTAATTGTGGTTACGGTGGCAGTACCGACCTGACCCGTGGATTCCAGCCCAGTAACGGAGACAGATACTGTCTGAGGTATTAGGGGGTCGCCGACCTGCCCAGTAGCAGATACACCTGTGACTGAAACCGCGGTTGTAGTAGGACGCAATGCCAATGTAGCCGCGGTCCATGCGTAAGCGGTGCTGTCGGCAGTTAGCGCCCACGCAGCGGGATCGTATGAAACTCCACTTGGTTGCCCAGTAACATAGCCAGACCCACCTGTGCCTCTGTAAGTACCACCACTACGAGCTACTTGACGAAAATCCGTCATGTACGCAGTTGACCCAGCGGTAAACGTAGCTGTAGCTCCAGAGGCGGCTGCGGAGTTGCCAAAAATAGCTATGACGTTGCCGCTGTACGCTGGGGTTATAGCCGCAGGGTTCACGTTACCTGAATTACTACCCGTAGCAGTCGTGGTAGTCGGGTCAAAAGGTGTTGTTGTGTTTACACCGCGCCAGACCTGAATGTTTACAGTGGCAGCAGCGTTTGAAGAAGTTGCGCCCACAACAACAAGGTTGGTGTCGGGCGTACCACCCATAAATTTACTAAAGACTGCAAGGTTGGAGTTGTTTGTGTCGGCTGCGAAGAGTTCAGTAATTAGCGAGAAACCGCCCGTAGATATACGGGCAGAGAGAGTTGCGTTACCGCCAGCACCTTCCCCGTAGCCTACGATTACAAGGTCGCCAGCGGCGGGTACAGAGTTGGAGCCACCAGTTAATGCGTAGGTGATTGTGTTGGTGGAGGGTGTGGCTACGGTTACAGAAAAAGTCTGACCGCCAACGTATGAGATAGCCATTTAGCCCCCCACGAGACTAATCGAAGCCTCTTTCACCTGTCCGTCAATAGTCACTGTGGAGAATGCGTCAACATCCGCAACGTAGTTCAAAAGATAGCTAATTTCATCAATACCGATTGAAACGGCGTAGCCCGACACGTGTTCTTCGCCAACTATTTGGGTGTCGAAGTTATCCCCGTTCCACACAGAGGTGATCTGTATGGCTGGCTGGTCCACCGTGATGATGACGGTCATACCTACGGAAGAAACAACAAGTGCCTTAACACAAGCTATCTGATCCTGACTTAGTAGGATTGACCCGACCCACGCCGTCATACGTCACCTTATGCAATACGGATGATGGCGTTGGTTGCATCAGCGGTCGGGAACACGATGGTGAAGTCACCAGCGGTTGAGGTCTTATCCGCACCGAAGTCCAAGATCACAACAGTCGGGTTGGTCAAGCCAACCGAGGAAGTGGTGTTGGGGGTGGTGTTGTAGATCATCGCGCCACGGGCAGTGATGGTTGCCGTAGTGAAGGTCAGGTCGGCAAAGTCGGTGAATGCCGTAGTCCCTGAGTTTGTTGCAGTGATGTTGGTCAACGTACCGCCGCCAGCAGCGTAGGAACCCGAAGCTGCGACTTCGTTGGTTGCCGTGTAGGCCGTGGTTGCAGCGGTGAAGGACGCTGTGTTGGTGTACAAAGCCAACTTAAACGCATCACCAGTGATGAGGGTGAAGTCGTGGCAACCCTTCAAGAGCTCCGTCTTGAAAGAAGTAGCCATAAAATTTCCGGTAAAGCTCAAGGCCGTATCTCCTCTTGTTTGGTAGCGGCCTTCCTATCGGCCCACCATAGTTTCATCAACATAGAATGTTCATCACGCCGTGCTTGCTGCGCGCTCACCATCTTTGCGCGGGTGTCATCGTTATGTACCTTACCATAACGATGAGACATTTCAGTAGGGAGGCCCGCATTCCATACAGCTTGCCCCTTTTTGAACTCAGTCTTTGGAGAGTTTCTGCCCCGCGCTTTGGCAGCGGCACTCATCTTCAAGCGAGACTCATCCGTATACTTAAAATCCTTGCGCGACACGGTTGCGCGCTCCCGCTCAGATGCAAAGATACGCGCAGTAAAGCCCGCCATTCTTCCGCTCATGGCCAACAGCGCCACCCATAACCCGTGAGAGCTTGGATGTATACGAACGAGGAGTTTATGCGCGATGAAGTGTTCTTTTGCGGTTAACAATACTAGGTTGCTCTTTGTGTTGGAGCCACCCATACACTTGGGAACTATATGGTGCTTCTCAGCGTATCCAACCAACTGACGTTGAGAGGCTTTTTCCATTAATGCAGTATAAAGCCTCCCGTAGTCCATTTTAGAGCCTCCTGATTAGGTCAGCGAGGTCAGGGCGACCCGCATCTTTGAGTGCATTATACACAGTTGTGCGGTCGCTGGCGATAGCTTCGCGCATATACAACGCAACGACTTTTTCAATGTGTTCTTTGAAGGCCAGCGCTTGCTCGCGAATAGCCATCGGGGCCGTATCCGCCACAGACATCAAGCGATCAGCACAACGTGCGGCGACTTCTTCCGGCGTGAAGCCACGACCAGAAGTCGTGTGTACTTGCACTAGCGGGATATCCCGCGGGAGGTCCATAAATCCAGAGTTCATGTGTTGGTCCTGATCTGTCCATCGCGATAATCATCGCGTTTGCCACGTACATCAAGCATACCAAGGTTCATCAATGCCGCCTGATACCGTTCCGCATAGGTAGCCATCAGGTCTTGGTCGCCCTTCATGAAGGTATAAGCCTCGATGAGGCTTCCGTACAAGAGGACGGTATCAGCATTTTCGCCCAACCACGAAGTTTCGGAGTCCACGATGGACGGCGGATCGTAGAAGTAATGGAGCTCTACCTGATAATTCGAATCCGGGGTCGGGCCCAAGATGAAGTTACCGTAGGTAGAGACGGGGCCATCCCCGTCGAACTGTGCGTAATACTTGGGAAGCCCAGTCACGGTCGGTGACGGATAAGCCTCACGCATAAAGTTCACATCTTTGTCGATCAGGTACAGATAGTTCCCATCGCCATCAATGACAGCGATGGAGAACACCGTGAGAAAGTCGGTAGGACGAGCGAGGTATTTGTTCCCGCTCGTCAGAGAGCCTGTGACGTTCTTCCGCAGTTCGGGGATCATCACCGACCGATACACACGCTCCTCAGTCTGGCGCACAAACGTGGGGATATTATCCACGAATGTGGTTTCGGTGTTTTCAGTGTAATCCTGAATAGCCTGTTTGAGTTGCGTGTAGTTCATGACTTAGCAAGACCCTGTGAAGCGTTTACCACGGATGGCCGCACCAGCACCGCGCATAGTGCCACCGTCAGATTTTTTCACGACACCGCCGCTCATCATCTTCTTGGGGGCATCGTGCTTCTTGTCAGCAGCCGACTTTTCCCAGTTCTTCATGGTCATGCCGCGCTTCTTGGCCATGGCCTTGTCTTCGCGCATATCCTTAGCGGAACCCTCTTTCATTTTCACGACACCGCCTTTTTTGTACGCGGGAAGGTTTGCTTTTTGCTTATCAAGGTCAGCTTGCAACCCAGATAGCGCAGTACGTGCAGAGCGTGCTTCCGATGCGCTTAACTTCCCAGACTTCAACTGATCTGTATAGTTCTTGATGGCACGATTTTGCGGCATACTAGCAGCTTTACCTTCGGGGCGTGCGCCACCGGGACGGCTAGATGTGCCTAATACTTTCATGGTTGCTGCTGCGGTGTCTTCTGGCAAAGGAGACGTAGTGACCGGAACAGTCTTGATGCCCTGTAGCTTCGGCTTTGCCTTCGGCGCTGCTGCCTTGGGGGCCGGAGCATTCTTAGCGTCTTTTTCGGCTTTGGTGAAGAAGCGGCGGCTCTTATACCCGCCCTTATCGACCATTTCGAAGTCCACGCCTTCTTTGTACTTCATGCCGTTGTCGTCGTCGTCCTTAGCCATGATGGCCTCCTTACGAAGTAGTTACTGTTACAGTTCCCACTGAGCCTACCATATATTGGATAGGATTCCCAACAGGGTTCCACCCCCAGAGCGCGTTTGCTTCGGCTTCTGCGGTGTCAGGGCGCGGGTCTTTCAGAGCCTGCGGATCATTGATCTTGAGACGCCCAATAAAGAGCTGCGGTTGGTCTGGATCAACGACATCTATACCAACACGGAACCCGGTACGCCGTCCGTTGCGAATCTCCCAGACAAGTTCGCTCAGCGGGTAACGAAACCCAGTGAGGTCACAGAATCCAAAAGCCTTACTGCCACGGGCGTATGCGGGCATCTTAGTTCCCCAGCATCATGGTGTTGAACGGGGTGAACATGACCGAAGAACGGTCACGATCTTCATCTGCGGCAAGCGAGAACTGCTCGTCGTAAACAGCTTTGAGCATTGGAACCAAAGCCTGCGACTTGGGCTTCTTCATGGCGATGTAGTACGCCAGACCTGCTACGAGAGCAGGCACGAAGCGCGGAGGGACCGAGGTCGTATCTCCGCCAATACCTGAAGCGAGGCCATCAATGCCCTTCAGGCGGTAGTACGCAACCGTGTACGTCTGCGTATTATCTGGCACGGGCCACATGGTGAACTTAGTCTCCGTAGAGAGGCGCTGTACGAAGATTTGAGTGGGGCGACCCGTGATCAATTTGTTGGTCTGCTGCGAATAGGTGGAGACACTGATACGCTCTAGGTAGGTGTCTACCTGTGCGGTGCCCGTCCCAGTACGCAGTTGGTGTTCAATCAGGTCAATCGTGCCTGTGGGGAGCGTGTAGGTAGCCGTACCAGCGGTCAGGAGTTGCGTACCCGACTCGATAGTAAACAGGTTCAGACCCCGGTTCTGCCACTCTAGGGTGAGCAGGTTGAGGCTACGGCGGGCTGTCTTCAGGTCATAGCCCGACTGCATTTCGAGGCCAGCACGTTCATAGGCTTCCTCAAAGAGTTCTGGCAGATCAGGTACGACAACAGCCATGGTAGCCTCACTTCGCTTTTTTCGTAGGTTTCGGCTTGGCAACAGGTTTAGGTTCGGGCTTAGCGATGCCCGTCAGGGCTTCCACCTTGTCCTTGGCCGTATTCGGGTAGATTTTGATACCAACACGCAACATCTTAGTACACCTTTGCCCCGTTCTTACCACGGACAGCGCAGCCGCAACCGCGGACAGAGCCACCTTTTTTCATGTTCTGCGGGGTCGGACCCTTGGGCATCGTACCCACACCACTCGGAGGCATTGGAGCCATTCCGCCGCTCGTCGCTACTCCAATAGCGGGCTTAGCCGGAGACATACCACGCGGAGGCATTCCGCCCATACCACGCGGGGGCATTCCGCCCATACCACGCGGAGGCATTCCGCCCATACCACGCGGGGGCATTCCGCCCATACCACGCGGAGGCATTCCGCCCATACCACGCGGGGGCATTCCGCCCATACCACGCGGAGGCATTCCGCCCATACCACGCGGGGGCATTCCGCCCATACCACGCGGAGGCATTCCGCCCATACCACGCGGGGGCATTCCGCCCATACCACGCGGGGGCATACCACCGGGGACGATACGTGACGGAGAAGACATAGCCGTCTTCATGCCACCCTGCTGCGCCTGTGCAGCGATGTCGCGCCCGCGAGTGTTCATCATGTCAGTGGGGGTAACGAGACCGCCCATTGCCATCTTCTTGGATTTCTTAGCTTTCTGGCGGTTGCCGAAGAACTCTTTAGACATTCCGCTGCGTCCGATTGCCATCTTACTCTCCTAGCATTTCCACGCCCGAAGGCTTTTGTTGATACGGCTGTTGGGATCGTTAGCCGTCTTAGCGCTTGTCAGCTTCTTCTTCATGCCTGTCATCCGAGCACAGAAAGAATCCCGACGAGCGCCGCCTTCAGGCTGTGGAGCCTTCAACCCCGGCTTACCGGGATTGGCTTTGTTATAGGCGGCACGGCCCTTAGCATTGAGCCCACCTTTAGGATTTTTACCTTCTTTGCGGGTCCACGCCGGGGTCTTAGCCATAGAACACCGTGGTGTGGATGTCTGTTGCCAAAAATACCCGGATTCCATTTTTAGCCAGAATGCCTTCGCCGGGTATGTACATATTGAACGCTGTGGCGTTAGACGCATCGGCTTGCAGCAAAACTTCCGGCCAGATAGTTACGGACCCGCTTGCTGCGCCAGTGTTTGTGACGGTGACAGTGAACGTATTGGTACCCGTAACAGTGACTTGGTAGGGGTTGTCTGTCAAATCCCAGTCCAAATACACCCACTGCCCCGTAGCCAACCCGTGAGCTGCGGAAGTGATCGTAGCAGTGGTCGTAACCCGGGTATATGTGCCGGAAATAGAGCTATTATCCACAAAAGCTGAGTAACCAGTAGCCCCAGTGAACGGGAAGACCACAGCGCCTTTTAGGCGTGTACGGTACGGAACCATCAAGCCGGATGTTGCGGCGTGTTGGGATTTAACGTCAGCTTGCATCGACATCGGAGTCTCCTAAGAAAGGAGGGGGGCCGAAGCCCCCCGGATTAAACGTCCCAGACGCCGTTGTTGTAGATCGTGAAGACGAACACGCCAGTGAACGTACCCGCAGCGGCGGAAGCGCCGGAGATGCCATACACGGGGGTTTGGGCGGTCAAGCCTGTACCAACAACCAGCGAGCCGTTCGCGCCGATCAAGGTGCCCTTGGTATCAGCGTCAACTTCATTGAAGAAGCCGTCTGTGGTGGCCGCGGAACCGATGTCAATCGTGGGGTTTGTACCCGTAGCGCCACCAATGGTCAGCATATACAGTGGGACAGCGCCAACAGGCAGTACAAACGGGGTGCCAGTGGTACCCGATGTACCAACGCGCACAACGGCGGCGGTACCAGATGCAACGAAGGAAACGACAACTGCCATCGTCAGGGGGGCGGGGGTCACACCAGATTCTTTAGCTGCGCCGCCGCTGGACCGCATAAGTCCTTGGAAAGTGTTCAGTGCCATGTAGGTCTCCTGTCATTGGCTAGTCGGGACAATCCCGTCAGGAACAAGTATAGCATACAGTGCTTACGCACTAAAAGGAAGAGGTACTTAGTTTGTTGGATTTAGCGCAGTTATCGTTGTGGGTCATAATCTGGAGGTTCCATGGAACGTGGAGACCGCACACTACTTCTGACCGCAAGGGGACAATATGATCGACTACGTGCTTGATCTTAGTCAGCTTCGTCATTGTCCGTGCCTGTGCGTACATAGCAGAAATAGCTGCTTTTTGCATGGGGGTTAGCCAATGTGGCGCGGCCTCACGTGCACGACGTTTCCACGCATTTGCGGATATCTGTACATACTCGGGATTTCTGCTTTTCCAAGAACGTTTGTATTCGCGTACCATATCTGGTGCCCGAGATACAGCGCGAGCCTTTACAAGGTCTTTGTTCTTTTCGTAATAGCGGCGTCCCGCAGCTTTAGCGGCTTCACTCTTAGGGTTTTCGGCGCGGCGGAGATTATCCGTAGTCCAGTCCTCTTTCATACACTCAGTACAAACTCCTTTGGTCTTACGAGGGGCTATGTGCCCGCGTGTGCAGGGCTCACTAGTGAAGTAGTATTTTGCCCCAGTATCTTTAGCTTCTTTGCGTGTTTTAGGGTAGTCCATAGGTACCTCCATATACGATACTGGAAACATACCTAGTGTAGGGTTCACGGTCAATAGGAAAAGAAAAAGCCCACCGAAGTGGGCTTTTCCATAATGTTTTCAAGTAGTTAGGCTTATGCCCCCGTACTGCCATAAATGCCCAACGGGTCCGAAACGCCGAAGCTATAACGTTCACGAGCCTTGTAGCGAACGTTGCCTGTATCAAAATCTCCGTCCATTGCAGTCGTCATGGCGGTACGCACAAAGTGCTTCATGCCGTTCGGAACGTCAGTGGTCAGGAACCAAGCATCGGTGTCGGTCAGGTAGTGGTTGACCGCATAGCCACCGGGGATCGTGCCGTTGTTACGGATCGCGTTCACATCGTTGTCGGCGGTGCCTACGCGCTGATCCGACTCAAGGAGACGGGTAGCGATAAACATCGTCGAGGGTGGGATGATCAGCTTGCGCGGACGGGCAGCAATCAACAGACCACGTTCGTCTTTGAACGCAGCAATATCAATCGTGGCCTGTTCCAGAGCCGTTTCGTTCAAGTCAACGTCCGTCGAAGGACGGTTGGCGTTGGTGATGCCCGAAACAGTGGGGTGCGCAGTGTTGAACAGGGTCACGCCGTCACCCGAGGTGAAGGTGGTAAAGCCCGTGTTCAGCAGCGAAGCAGCTTTGACCTGCTTGGTGTACGCCATACCGCGGGCCAGAGCCTTGGTGTAGCGAGCCGACAGCGAGTCGTACAGGTTATCTTCCATCGCTTCTTCAGTGATGGCGAAACCCATAGCCACGGTCTCGTGGGTATAACGAGCCGTGAACGATTCCTGCGCATTGTCATAAACGATGGCAGAACCTTCGTTTTTAACAGGAGCTGCGCCGAAGCCCGACAGCTTGACTTCCTCTTCGAACGAACGTTCGGAGTTTTCGGTCTCGTAGATTTCCGTGTGCTCGTTTTCGTACTTCTTGTATTCCAGACCGAACAGAGCGTTCAGACCGGGCAGAAGTTCTTTGAGAGCCTGTGCGCGTGAAATTGCCATTTATCAGCCCTCCTTACACGCCAACGGCGTTTGTCAGGCTGTGATAGCCCGGATTGAACTTCACCAGCACTTCGCCATAGGTGTCACCCGATGCCGATACGATGCTGACGATACGGAACGCAGCCGTGGTAGTGACCACGGTGGACTCCAGCGCGGAAGTCGAGTTGCCGTTCGGGATGTTCCCCGTCGAGGTGGACTGAGCCGCCGCGAAGAAGGTGTTGGTCCCGATGGCCGACTGAGCGACAGCACCGTCCAGTTGCGCTTGGAACAGCACGTTCGGATCATCGACAACGTATGCCTTGATCGAAGTGCCAGTGGGGGCAACGTACCCGGTCGGGTAGTATTGCGCGAAAATCAACTGCCCTTGGGCGTTGACATATTCGCAGCCGACAAACACGCCCAGCGAACCAGTCAGCGTACCGCTGCCCGGAAGCGAGTTGGTGGTGCCGTCTGCGCCCGTCCCGGTAGACAGGACGAGGTAGCCGCTGGAGTTCAAGTTGACGACCTGACCATTATAGATGTTGGTCGAGGCCCCAGCGGGGTCGATAAGGTACTGGGACGTTGCCCCAGCATAAGCCATGCCATCTGCCCGCTTTACGGGCTTAAGGCCATAGGGTGCGTTGACCATCGACATGAGTCGAGTCTCCTACAATTTAGTTTCGGTGTGGCTCGGGATTAACCCCGGCCAAACGTAGTGCGGGACGAACGCTCCGGCGCAAGGACGGGCATCCGTGGGTCAGACTCGCGGAGGTAGTTACGATCCACGGCATCCATCTGAGCTTGCGCTTCGAGGGATTGGCCAATGGCGCGGTCCTCCGCAACTTCGGCGGGAATTGCACAGAGCAAGAGCCCACCGACTTCGATGTTCTCAGGGAAGCGCGAGTCAATATCAGTCATGATATGGAGCTCGGGAAATTCGGTCGCCTTTACAGGCACATAACCCTCACGAAAACGCCGAGACACGTTCGTCATATCTGCCTGACCCAAGGCGGAGGTGCGAACCCACCGGAACTTCATTCCAGCACGGGGTTCGGGGGTCGGCAACATGGACTGCCGTTTCCAAGAACTTTTACGCTCGCCAGCTTCGCGAGTCTGTTGGGCACGGGGAGTACGTTCAGCCATTGGAGGATTCCTTGAGGAGTTGCGCCGCATAAACTTCAGGCTTGAGACCCAGACGCTTGGCGAGTGCGACCTGAGTTGAGGTCAAGACAACCTTGCGCGGTGTGACATTGGTCTGACGACCAGCAGGAGCCACCACGGAACTCATTTGACGGCGGGTTGTCTTTTCCTCAGTTTTCCCATCGTCAAACCTGTCTGCGAACACACGGCGAACCGATGTGTTAATTTGATTATAGTATTCTTCGCTATCTGGCGCAACACCTTGCTTAATCAGGCGTTCATGCACGCCGTAAGCGTACCCGGTCATCTCGTCGTCCTTTTGGAACCACGGATTTTGTTGGGCCCAAGCGGTCGCACGCGAGGATGGAGGCGGCGGACCTGCGGGACGTTGAGCAGGCGGTTGAGCCTGCTGTTCCTTTGTCGGGCGCTGCGGGCGGAAGGCGTTAACACGCGATTCCTCGTTTTTCAGCTCCGTCATACGCAGTTGTGCTTCAGTCAGGGCATCGCCATCACCAGCTTCGTATGCGGCTTTAAACTGCGCCTTAGCCTGCTCCAGTGCCGTACCGATACGCTGCTTGGCTTGGTCAAGCGAAACATCTTCGGTCGCTTCCAGACGGCGGGCCATGTGGTCCCGCTCTTCCTTCAGCTTGACCGCGATGTTGATGGCCTCTTCACGGAGGCGTGCATCTTCTTCGCGGGCGCGGCGCTCAGCATGATAGTCATACTTCAGCTTGTTGATGCGCTTCTTAACCTTGTCGGAGTACCCTTCAAGGTCATCATCGTCATCGTTAGACGCTGCGGCCTGCGTTTCGGTAGCTTTCGGCTTACCGCGGTCAGGTTCCGGCGTATCGTCGATGATTTCCAGCTCGATTTCGCCTTCGTCATCGGTTTGATTATTGTCGTTCATGCGCGGCTGTACCCCCGTGGGTCTTCGACGACTGCCTCTACGGTATCGTCATTGATTAAGCGGAACTCTTTGCCCAGCACCTTGAAGCGGGTGCCTGAGTAAGAGCGGAAGATGATGAAGTCACCTTCGGCGCAGTACGGGCCGTTCGGGAACTTATTCTTGTCCACATAGCACTCCGCACCAAGTTTGATGACATACCCTACTACGGATGCCACTTCTTCTTCGCGCTTGAGCTTGTTGGGGATGTAGACGCCACCCTTGGTGGTATCGCTTAGTTCGGGTACCGCGATCAGGATGTGGTAGCCCACTGGGTTAGGCAGCTTCGCGAGAACTTCCGCGTCTTCGACTTTATCAGCCGTATACATATCAATCTCCGCAACAGTTTTAGGTACTGTCGTTACCTTGCGTGGAACTACTCCACGATGCGTTTAAGGAGTAATCTACATTGTACTATAGTTCAATGTACCTTTTCTCCAGTTCTTTGATGTCTGCTTCCGTATCGCTCAGTGCGGCGTATTCGCCGACTAAACGGCAGTAATCTTCAAAGTTTTTGGCCCCGCCAGTGGCGAGACCTTGTTCGATATGCTGCTTACGCTCGTTGATCCTGCGTAGGAGGAGTTCGAAGATGTTACTTTCCATTTGAGGTATTCCGTGTTGCGTCCATGACTAGCTTGGCACGATCAAGCACGCGCTTATGGTCGTTGGCTTCGCGCTGTACCCCGATCTGGGCCCCAGCACGCTTGTTCTCAGACTCGAGGCGCTGCTTCTGAATCTCAATGTTCGCCTGATTGTTCTGCGCCGTGACTTGTAGTTTCTGTTGCTCAAGCTGCAACTTGCCCTGAACCTGCATCTCTTTGATCTGCAACTCTTTCTGCTGAATCTGGGTCAGTGGGTCTTGGGCATCCTGCTGTGCTTGTTGCTGCTGTACCTCTGCTTGGTTCTTCTGGAGCAGCTTCTGCGCGGCTTGGGCCACAACTTGCGACAGTTGGACTTCGACATCCTCAGGGAGTGCTTCATCCTCGGAGGGCAACGGTACACCAAGCTGCTTCTCAATACCTTTGCGGTACGCCATAGCGAGGTGCTCGTTGATATGCGCTAGCATGGCAGACTGGATAGCCTGTGCGAACGGCGACTGGCCGATCATCTGCTGGAGCTTGGGGTCTTGCATAGCCGCTTGGTGGACAGCGATGTGCGCATCGTGATCCTGATACAAGAACGCCTTGATGGGCTCCTGCTTGAGCAGCGCCATGTTTTCCGTAACCGGGTCTTTCGGCTTCATGTCTTCCGGCAGCTTGATGATGTTATCCGCATCCTTGATGCCAAGAACTTCCAGCATCTGCTGGTGAAGTTTCCCAAGGTCGTAGAGCTGCGGTGCTTGCTGCGCCAGTTGGAGGGCCGCTTGGTACTGCATAACGCGCTGAGCCATAGTAGCAGCGTTAGGGTCTGACACAGGGATAATATCGACGGGCCCACCAAAGTCCTCCTGACGGTTGAAGTCGCCCTCAACCTCGTAGTCGTACTCGGGAGGCATATACTCTTTGATGATACCCGCCAGCAGACGGAGTTCATCTTTCATGGCGGCGTGCAGGCGTGCCTGTACCCCAGACATAACCTTCAGGCTACGTTCGAGGATAGCGAGGGTCGTACCCACGGGGGCTTGGCCACCCATGTCGCTGATAGAGATGTCGGCTACGGAACCGATACGCCGTCCTTCCTCGACCACGTTACCCAAGAGCGTATAGAGGACTGCGGAGGGTTCCTTATACGGCATCGGGAACAGAGAGTCGCGGAGCGTACCGCCTGCAACGTCTGCGTCTCGCCACTCACCGGGCATCAGCGGAGTGTTATCCCCTTTGATACGCAGCGAGCGGGACTTTAGCCCTGCCGGGAGGTTAGACAGGGAGCCAGCGTCGATGAGCTGTCGCAGGATCGACGTAGCCGACTTCGCGAGTCCACCAATCAGGTGGATCAAACCTGTGCCGTAGAACCCCATACCCGGCAAGTACGGGTAGTGTACCACGTGCATACGCTTCTTCTTGGCCTCGTCATCTTCATACCAATTACGGCGAATCGACAGAATTGTCTTAGAACTCTTGTCGATAGTGATGACGTAGGGCAGGGCAATGCCATCTTCGGACGAAAATTCGCCCGGAAGATCAACGTCTACGTGCATTTCGAGGATGGTATAGCGGTCATCGTCGGTCAAATACGTGGGGTCTTGACCCTCAATTTCGTTGTATTTTTCCTCAATATCGCTGCGATCTGGCTCTGGATCGGGCAAATCTACTTCCCGATAGAAGCCCACAGACTGCAATTTTGCGATGTCGTTGGCCGTTTTACGCATCAAATGGGTGTAGCGCGGGCAGGTACGGAGGTTAGAGGCCCCATAAGAGACCACAAAATCCTCTGCGGGGACGAAAATAGACACCGGACGCTTCTCGATGGGGTCGAAATACAGCTTTTTGAAGGCTGAACCTGCCAAAGGCAGGCGGAACAGCATCTGTTCCATCTCGTTGCGGTAATCGGGCATCTGCTCGGTGATCTGGTAGTTCATCTCCTGCTCGACACGGTAGGCTTGGCGCGTCTTTTCAGGGGTGATCTTACCCACGATCTTGCTGCGTGCGGGCCCGCTGGCGGGCATCAGCTCGCCCATAGCTTGCGCTTGGAACCGGACCACAGCTTCGGACAACATAGGGTGATACACCCCGGAGGCACCCATCCACGGCTGCGTGCGGTCCTCAACCTTCATGCCAAGCAGGTCTAGACCCTTGATGTAGGCCATAGCCCACTCTTTACGGCTGGTCTGGTCGGCCAAGAATCCATCTACGAGCTCATTTGCGAGCGTACCAAGCTCAGGGTCATCCATGAACTCTGCAAGGTTCGCATCATGGTCCGTAGCACCCTCGGAATCGCTATCGCCGCCGCCAAAGTCGATGATCACGCCGCCATCTTCGGTTTCGGTGACGATACTATCTAGCGGAGAAGTCTCTCCAGTCTCAAGATCGA